GTATATGTGGTGGTACAACTGGTTTTGACGAATGTGGTATTTGTGGTGGTGATGGTATTCCAGCTGGCGCATGTGATTGTTCTGGTAATGTATTAGACTGTGCTGGTGAATGTGGAGGTAGTTCTACTGAAGATGAATGTGGTGTATGTAATGGAAATGGTAATTGTGACTGTGAGGATCAAACTCAATATCCTGATTGTGCTGGTGTATGTGGTGGTGATGCAGTAAATGATGAATGTGGTGTCTGTGGTGGAAATAATGATTGTCATGATTGTGCAGGTGTACCTAATGGAGACGCTGTTATAGATTGTGCTGGTGTATGTGGTGGAAATAGTGCTATTGATGGGTGTAACCAGTGTGTAGAAGGTGCTGATTTTGGTGGTGGTTCTACTGAATGTGAACAAGATTGTGCAGGTACATGGGGTGGTAGTTTAGTAGAAGATGAATGTGGTGTATGTGGAGGAAATGGACCTGAGCAGTTCCATGATTGTGATGGTAATTGTATAGTAGAAATAGATTGTTTAGGTGTATGTGGTGGTAATGCTCAGTATGATTGTGCTGGTGAGTGTGCTGGTGGTAATCAGTGTGGTTGTACGAACAGTGAATGTACGAATTATTGGTCAGATGCAACCTATGATGATGGTACTTGTAATAACTGTTGTTTTTGTGCTAATAATCCAATTACAGGTGCACCTATTTCAAATGGTGGTGCTTATTCAAATTGTCCTTATCCCCATTCGGGTAATACAGTATATACTAATTGTCCGAATGGACAACCAGACTGTCCTCCTGATTATGCTTGGGTTGGACAAACTAGCTGTGGACCTTATCCAGTCAATGGTTGTCTTTGGGAAGGTTCAAGCGGAGCCCAACTCGTTGGATGCCAAATTTGTGCAGAATTAGGAATCAATAGTTGTCCGCCCGGTACTTATTGTGCATATAATGGTAATTGTACTGAATATGATCCAGATCCACCAGGTGGTGGTGGTGGTGGTGGTCAAGGTAGAATGGATAAAGATCAAATGGGAGAAAAGTGGGGTCCAGGTAAACTTATTGGAGTTGAAGGTAATATTGGACAATATCAAAAAGGTGGAAATGTTCGTAGTAATCAATGTCCTCCTGGATATAGTTTAGGTGCCGATGGTTCTTGTAATATGGGATAATTTTTTAAAATATTCTGTTATATTTTAATATTTATTAGTGTATAGGAGAATAATATGGCCATAAAACCAATCACAGACAGACAATTAGTTGACGCGGGGAATGTAAACAGAGAAACTCAAACATCCCAACGAAATCTAAATAATCGTGGTGGAAATGATTCTCAAACAATAATTCCAGGTATAGATTTAAGTAAACAATATTCTATAACACTTAAAGACATCGATACTGCTATGATGTCATATATCAAAAATGTAATCAAACCTACAGTTCAAGAGGCAAACGAAAGAGTTAAAGTTTCTGTGATGTATGGTAATGAAGAACGATGGAAAGCAGTTAGAAAAAGAGGTGTTTTAAGAGATAAGAATAATGCACTTATTCTTCCTTTAATTATGTTGAAAAGAACGGCTGTTGAAAAGAGTGATGCTATTCCAGGTTATGAACATGATATCAGAAGAAAATATACAGAAGTTGTAAGAAATACAGGATGGTCAAAGGATAATAGATATTCAAGATTTTCAGTACAATCTGGAGAATTACCTGTATATGAAAATTTAGTTACAAGTATTCCAAATTATGTTAATATTACATATGAATTTGTATTATGGACAAACTTCATAGAACAAATGAATCCATTAGTAGAATCTTTTATGGAATATGATAAGACATATTGGGGTGATAGAGACACATATAGATTTATATCTAATTTAGATTCAGTAAGTGATGCATCTGAAATGAATCAAGATGGAGAAAGATTTATAAAATCTACATTTTCTGTAATATCAAAAGCTTATTTATTACCAGAAGAAACTAATAATATTATTACAGGTAAGATAAATCAAGTTCAAAAAAGATTAACTCCTTCAAAAGTAATTTTTGGTTTTGAGGGTGACGCTACTAACGAACAAGTAAAAAAATAATAGCGGTTTCAAAAAATAATATATATTTATATATGAAAAGTTTATAAACAATCAAAAACGGAGGTTATATCCACTATGGCAGAATCAGTGAAATTCACAGAAGAAGAGATGAAACAAATAAGTAATTTACAACAAAGTTATATGAATATACAAAGTTCATTGGGTCAATTGGCAGTAAATAAAATTAGAACAAAAAAGCAATTATCAGATATAGAGGTTGCAGAAGAAAATTTACGAGAACAATTTACCAATAACCAAAAAGAAGAAACTAAATTTGTTGAATCTATAAATAAAAAATATGGTGATGGTAATTTAGATTTGAATACAGGAGTATTTACACCAAAACCAGCTGAAAAAACAACAGATAAAACTCTATAATTAAAAAAATAATTTATCGTTTGGAATATTTTTCATATATTTATATATGATTGATAGACGCGCACAATCGATTAGAATTTTAAAATTTACAATCCTATAGGAGAAATCAAATGGCAGAAAAAATTGTATCCCCTGGTGTATTTACCAAGGAAATAGATGCTTCATTTTTACCAGCAGCAATTGGTGAAATTGGAGCTGCAGTTATAGGACCTACTGTAAAAGGTCCAGCTATGGTGCCAACTGTAGTAGAATCATATTCAGAATATCAAGCTATATTTGGTGATGTATTTAGAAATGGTCCGCCATCATCTACATCCACAACATACGCTAGTTATTTAACTTCAGTAGCAGCTCAAAATTATTTAAGACATAGTGGTAGATTAACAGTAGTTAGAATACTTGATGGAACTTTTACTGGTGCAACATCAAATATACCTACAGGATCTGGTAATCTTGGTACAGCTTTCACATTGAATACAATAGCTGATGGAGCTGTAATGAATAATACAAGTTCAATGGGTCAAAAAAATAATATTTTAAATAGTGGTTCAAAAGATAATTTAAGATGGGAAGTGACAAGTAGAAATGACGCAAAAGGAACATTTAGTCTTCTTATTAGGAGAGGTGATGATTCTATTAAAAGAAAACAAATTTTGGAAACTTGGAATAATTTATCGTTAGATCCAAACGCACCTAATTATATTTCTAAAGTAATCGGTGATTCTTCTGTCACAATTGTTGATTCTGGTGGTTCTGATCCTTTCTTACAATATTCTGGCAGTTATCCGAATAAATCAAAATATGTTTATGTAACAAATCCAAATAATACTGTAGATTATCTTGATGAAAATGGTAGTATTAGAGTTAATGCTCTTTCACAATCTTTGCCAATTGTTGGTAGTGGTTCTTGGGATGGTTCATTTTCTGGTGGAGATAATGGGTATTCAGGATTTGATTCATTGGGTCACCGTCAAGGTACTTATGTAGCAGACGTTAACTTGTATGAAGATATAGATGGTTCAGATTCACAAGGATTTGCATTAACTGCTATAACAGCCGAAGATGGTGGAACTGCTTACATAGATGCTTTGAATCTATTGAAAAATGATGATGAATATGATATTAATATGATTCTTGTTCCTGGAATTGTTGATAATTTAGCTGCAGCTCATACAGGTATTATAACAAAAGCGATTGATGTTTGTGAAGCTAGAGGTGATTGTTTTCTTATTTATGACGCTGTTGAATATGGAACAACATCGATATCTACTGTTACCGCTAAGGTTAATGAGAGAGATTCAAATTATGCAGCAACATATTGGCCTTGGGTTCAGATAAATGAAGCAAATACAGGACAGAATAAATTCGTACCACCTTCAACTGTAATGTGTGGTATTTATGCATTCAATGATAAAGTAGCCGCTCCCTGGTTCGCACCTGCTGGATTGAATCGTGGTGGTTTAGATAATGTAATTCAAGCTGAAAGAAAATTAACACATGCAAATCGTGATGACTTATATGAAGCTAATGTTAATCCAATTGCTACTTTCCCAGGTCAGGGTGTGGTTGTTTGGGGTCAAAAAACACTACAGAAGAAAGCTTCGGCACTTGATAGAGTTAATGTAAGAAGATTAATGATTAAAGTTAAGAAATTCATTGCAGCTTCTTCAAGATTCCTTGTATTTGAACAAAATACAACAACAACTCGTCAGAGGTTCTTGAATATTGCAAATCCATATCTTGAACAAGTTCAAGCTCAAAGTGGATTAAACGCATTCAGAGTTGTAATGGATGATACTAATAATACTCCAGATATTGTAGATAGGAATATCCTTTATGGACAAATATTCTTACAACCTACTAAAACTGCTGAGTTTATTGTATTAGACTTTACAATACAACCAACAGGTGCTGCATTTCCTGAATAAGGTTAAGTAAAATAAATAATAAAGATGGGGGTTTATTTAAATATAAACCCCTATTTTTTTACTTTTTTTATATTTATATATGAAAATATGTGTTTACGATAAACACTAATACATTAGGAGAAAAAATATGGCAACTTTAATTGATGCAAATCAAGCGATGTTTACACCATTTGAACCAAAACTGAAAAATCGGTTTGTGATGTCAATTGATGGTATTCCAGCTTATTTAATTAAAACAGCTAACAGACCTTCAATTGAATTTGAAGAAGTAGAGCTAAATCATATGAATGTAAAAAGATATGTTAAAGGTAAAGCTTCTTGGCAAGCAGTTGAAATTACTCTTTATGATCCCATCGTACCATCAGCAGCTCAAGCAGCTATGGAATGGATTAGATTGGGTCACGAGTCTGTTACTGGAAGAGACGGTTATTCAGATTTCTATAAAAAAGATGTTCAATTTCAAGTTTTAGGTCCTGTTGGTGATATTGTAGAACAATGGACTTTAAAAGGAACTTGGATTCAATCAGCTAATTTTAATGATTTAGATTTTGCATCAAGTGATCCTGTTGATATATCTTTAACTTTAAGATATGACTACGCTATCCTTGAATTCTAATAAGTAAATTAATAAATTCTAATAAAAACCCTCAACAAAAATTGAGGGTTTTTTCTTTTTGTATATATTTATATATGAAAATGTTATGTAAATTTATAAAGAGGTTATCAAAAATGTCAGAGAAAACTCAATTAACTACATTTAATGAGATTATAGAAGTGGTATTAGAACATGAAGGTGGTTATGTAAACGATCCCAAAGATTTAGGTGGTGAAACTAAATATGGTATAACTAAAAGGTTTTATCCAGATGTGGATATTAAAAATTTAACGAAAGAACAAGCTAAACATATATATCATACAGATTATTGGAGAAGAGCAAAATGTGATGAAGTTCCTCCTAAATTACGACATATCTATTTTGATATGTGTGTAAACTTTGGTCAAGGTGGGGCAGTTAAAGTTTTACAAAGAGCAGCAAATGCTAAAAATAAAGAAAAAATTAGTGTAGATGGTGGTATCGGACCAAATACACTTAAAGCAATTCAGAACCTTGAACTTGAAAGAGTACGAGCCTATCGAGTATTAAGATTCGCTAACTTAGTAATCAAAAAACCCGAACAAGAACGATTCTGGTTCGGTTGGTATAGAAGAGCAACGGAGGTTTAATAATGGCAGAACAAAAACAAGAGTTTAAGTTTCCAACAGAAACAATAGATTTACCTAGTGGTGGTAAATTATATCCAAAAGATTCACCACTATCTTCAGGTAAAATTGAGTTGAAGTATATGACTGCTAAAGAAGAGGATATACTTACATCACAGAATCTTATTAAGAAAGGAACTGTTATAGAAAAATTACTTAATTCATTAATAGTTACCAGTGGTGTTTCTATAGATGATTTATTACTTGGTGATAAAAATGCAGTAATGGTTGCAGCTAGAATACTCGCATATGGTGGTGATTATAATGTTGAAGTTATAAATCCAACCACAAATGAAAAATTTCAACATACTTTTGACCTAACTTCCTGTGAATTTAAAGAAATTCCTAATGATATAGATTATTCTAAAAATGAATTTGAATTAGAATTACCTGTTACAAAAGTTAAAATTACATTTAAACTTTTGAATGGTGCTGATGAAGAAAAAATAAATACTGAACTTAAAGGTTTAAAAAAAATAGGTCAACAGGCAGAAGTTACAACTAGATTAAAACATGTAATAACATCAGTAAATGGTGAATCGGATAAAGCTACTATATCTAATTTTGTAGATAATATGTTATCAAAAGAATCTTTATTTTTAAGAGATGAGGTAGCAAGAATTACACCAGATATTAATTTATCACAAGAAGTAGATATAGAAGGAGAGGCGACAGAATTGGATATACCCATGACTGTCGAGTTTTTTTGGCCTAAGACCGGAACATAGACCCCAAATACACGAAAACATATTTCAACTAATATATTATGGACAAGGTTTTACTCATGATGATGTTTATAATATGCCCACTTATTTGCGTAATTTTTACTTTCAACAATTAGTAAAAGTTAAAGATGAAGAAAAGAAAGAGATGGATAAATCTAATAAAAAATCCAACTCTTCTATATATAGATCAAATATTCCACAAAGATAACACAATAACTTTTCCACAAATTCAATATTTATATATGAGTTAGTCTATCTAATTTATAGGAGTGAATAATGGCAAAAAAACCTGGTGAACAATTAAATTTATTTAAAGCAATAAATAAATTGTTAGATGATCAAATATCTAAAGAAAAGATTCTTGCGAGGATACGAGGTAAGATAGTAAATCTCGCAAAAGATACAAAAGAAGCATTTTCTGATTTGGCTGATACTGTAATGCCAGGTATTACAGATAAAGCTAGAGAACTCAAAGACACATTTAAAAAACACGGTAAATTAGTTGGTGCTTTAGTAATTGGTATTGGGGCATTAGGTAGTATAATAAAAGGTATCACTAATCTTACTGATGAGATTGGTGAAAATTTTGGTGCTATAGGAACAACTGCTGATGGTATGTATGGTGCTATGGCAAATGTTAGAGCCGAAGCTATAGGTTTAGGTTATAGTGCAGAAGAAGCATATCAATCTATGGATGCATTGACTGATACATTGGGTGTAGGTGATATTGCTGCTGCTAAGATGGCAGAACATACAATGGATACTGCTAAAAGTATGGGTATGGGAGTTTCAGAAGCAGCAAAACTTTCTGCTACATTGATGATTACAACTGGTGCATCTGCAGAAGGTGCTAAAAACTTTATAAAACAAGCCGGTGCATTGGCACATGCATCTAAAGTAGCTCCCAAAAAAGTTTTAGCAGATATGGCCGAATCATCTGAAGAAATAGCCTCATTTACAAAAGGTACTGGTCAGAATATGGTTAAAGCTGCTATTCAAGCTAGAAGAATGGGAATGTCTTTGAGTGATTTATCTAAAACAGCTGAAGGATTATTAGATTTTCAAAGTTCTATACAAAATGAAATGACTGCATCGGTTTTAATTGGTAGACAACTTAATTTACAGAAAGCTAGAGAATTAGCACTTTCAGGTGAATTGGAGGATATGGGTAAGGAGATTTTAAAACAGGTAGGATCTGAAGAAGAATTTGGTAAAATGAATGTAATTCAAAGAAAAGCTATGGCTGATGCTATTGGTGTAAGTGTTGCTCAGATGTCAAAAATGGTTTCTGAATCTGGGAAGTCAACAGAAGAACTTAAAAATATGAGAGATATGGATATTAGTGAATTAGTTCCAGAAGAAACTATGAGTAATATAACATTCATATCAAATAAATTTAAAGAACTTGGTGCTGTAATTCTAGGTAAAATTGGAGCTGAACTAAATAAAATAGATTTTTCTAAAATAGTTAAAAGTGCCGAAGCATTAGTTGGTAGAATAATGCCAAGAATAGAAAAATTTTTTATTGATATAGTAGATAAAAATAGTAAACTTAGACAAGATATTGGGGTGTTCGTGGATAAATGGTCGGGTATCCTTAAATTAATAGGTGGAGCTGTTATATATTTCAAGGGTTTACAGGTGGCAATGATGGTACTTAAAGCTGGTCAAATAGCATTTAATGCAGCAATGGCGATAGGAAAAGGGATAACTATAGTTTGGGCAGCTGCTATGCAAGCTGGTCTTTGGCCTGTTACTGCAATTGTTGCGGGGGTTATAGCGTTGGGTGCTGGAATTTATACAGTATATAAAAATTGGGATGTAGTCAAAGAGGCTTTGACGAATACTTGGGAGTGGATAAAAAACACCTTATTAAATTTACCTAGTCTACTTTTAGACGGGATAAATTCAATAGGAGATAAGATGTTTGAATTTCTTACAAAACCATTTAAAGCGGGTTGGGATTGGATTTCAGGTTTATGGGGAGGAGAATCACCATCACAAGTTGGTTTATCTATGTTGAATGGTATTCAATCAGTTGAAGCTGATATGGAAAAATCATTAGTAAAACCATTTGAAGCAGCAGCAACTAAAATTAATCCAAAAGGTGTTGGTGTGAAAATTGCTGGTGGTGGTGATACTAAAGCTTCAATGCAAGCTGAAATAAATTCATTAAATGCTACTGTGAATAAATTAATAGAAAATTTTGATAAACATTATATTCCAGCTATTGTAGCATCTAATCAAGAGGGTGGTAAAAAGGCGGGTAGAGAAATAGGTAGACAATTCCAGATGAATGCTGGTTAAGGAGATTAAATTTGGGCCTTGAAAATTTAAAAAGTGTATTTTCTGATATTAAAAAGTTTGAAAAATCTTATATAGAGGATGCTGAAGATTTTACACCAAAAACAGAAAATGATATAATTAATAAACCTATATCAACTTTGGATAAACTTCCAATTACAAATACTATTACAGGTGATATGAAAGTTTCTCCTGAACTTGATTTAAATAATACCGATAAAGTAACTGTTTTTCCTGGAAAAAATCATTTGTTTGAATTTGGTTTTAATTTTGAAAGAGATTTAGGATCAAGAACTTCAGGTGTTATTGAAGAAGGTTTTTTACATAGATTAGGAACTGATGGTTTTAATTTTGAAACACTTTATAATGATGATGGAACAGCTACAGAAAATAAAGCTGGAGGTCATCTTTTGGGAGGTAATGCTATTACAAATTTAGGTGTTCAGGGTATGAAAATTTTAAACATTGGAAGCCCAAAGGGTGATTTTATTAATGATAGAATAGCAACAGACGAAAAGAGAATTGATTTATTTTTAGAATCACAAGCTGGAGTAGCATTTGTAGATAGACAAAATAGATATGGCAGGTATCAGAAATATTCTACATTGTATGATAAAGCTTCAACATTGGCAATGATAAGTAGACCAAGTGAAGGTGATGGAGGATTTTTTAATCCTGTTCGTAGAAATGCAGGTTTATTATCAGCTGGTGATTCAGTAGTTCAATTTTTTGGTGGTACTCCAGTAGATCCTACTTATACTGAATATCTTGATGCCAGAGCTAAAGGTGATAAAGATTTGACTTATGCTGAATATGATAAAATAACTTTACCTACTGCTTATGCATTTTCAGATGACTTTAATAATATGGCTAACAATGCAAAAAATGCTATATCCAATTATCTTTCTAATGCATTTAATAGTTCCAATCAAAAAGTATCTGATCCAGATTTAACTTTTGATACTCAAATAGCTGGAACTAAAATTAGTAAAGAAATTACTTCAGTTAAGAATATGAATAACGATATGAGTGTTTCAAAACCTTTGGGTAATTTGGGTAAAGGTGATAATATTACACTTCAACCAATAAGAAAAATTGAAGGACAAATCAATATAGAACAATTTGTGGGTTATGGATTACCATTTTATTTTAGAGATTTGAGAGATAATAGAGTTATATTTCTTAGAGCTTATATAGAAGGATTATCGGAAAATATATCACCCAGTTGGACATCTACTAATTATTTGGGTAGAAGTGAACCTGTTTATACTTATATAAATTCAGAAAGAGAAATTCAGTTTACTTTAAAATTATTTGCACAAACAAAGGATGAATTAAATAGAATGTATGAAAAGATAAATAGAATATCATCTTTGTGTTATCCAGAATATGCAAAATTTGAAATTCACACTTTGGAAGAAGATCCTGATACAAAAGAAGTTACTCAAATAGAAACTGTTGGTAACAATTTGAGAATGAAACCACCTTTGACTAAAATTAGAATAGGTGATTTAATTGGATCCAATAGAAAAGAAGTAACTGGTTTTATTAAAAGTTTATCTTATAGTGTACCTGAAGAAGCTGTATGGGAAATAGAAACCAATAAACAAGTTCCTAAATATATTGAGGCAAATATAGGATTTCAAGTGATGCATTCTACTGTTCCGAGTTTAGATTATGCATTACAACAAGATGCAGATAAACAAGAAACTTTTTATGGTATAAATCAAGAATTATTTAACCCAACCAATTAATAGAGTATAAATATGGCTAGATATGAAAATACAAAAATGAAAAAACAGAAAGTTTTAAGAGGTTTAGATAAATCTAAAGCTTATAATATTACATCAACTGAAACTGTTGTTTACAGTAGTATACCAGAAAGTGATTCTGATATTTATGTAATAAGTCAAATGGGTGATAGATTAGATCATCTAGCCGATCAATTTTATGGTGACCCCACTTTATGGTGGTATATAGCCAAAGCTAATAATTTAAAATATATGACTATACCAACAGGAACTTCACTTCGTATTCCAGGAACAACACAATATGCAATAGGAAAATAGGTTATGGCTCAAAGCATAAAAAATAGAATATTTGGTTCTGATATACCTAAAGATGTAAAAGACAAAATTAGAACAAGACAGAAAATGTCTTTGGCTAATGAACGTATGCTTGAACCTCATTATGGTGATGGTGGTATATTTGAAGAGATTGGTTATCACCACAATTTTAAAGATATTGGTGGTAATACGGATTTATCATCAAGAACACCAGCTGCTAGGATATGGACAGCTTTGTCATTTTATGATGAAATACCAGTTGATGGTGGTTTAGATACCAATGATGAAAATGAGATCAAAAAGTGGTGGGAAGACAAAAATAGTAGTTCTGGAACTAAAAATGATAAATATAAAAATAGACATTTAAAATCTATGCCAGATAAAACTTTTAG